GATATCGTTGTTAATGGTATTGCAGAAAGAATGTATGATGTTAAAGCTTATTCTCAAGATCCTTTTGGGGTTGCTAAAAGAACTGAGTACATGGAATCTATACTTGGAGATATGCAGTCAAAAGAAATGAATGATTTTGCAGCAGAAGCTTTTGGTATGAATCTTTACGAGAACGATCCAGAAACTTTACCAGAGTCACAAGAAGAGTTAGATCTACATATGCAGTTAACGTACAAACAATCTGTTGAAATAGCTGAAGAGCAGGCTATAAACGTATTGATGGATGGTAATAACTACGAGTTAATAAAGAAAAGATTTTATAGAGATTTAACAGTCTTAGGTATTGGTGCTGTAAAAACAGGATTTAACACTTCTGAAGGAGTAGTTATTGACTATGTCGATCCAGCTGATCTAGTGTACTCTCACACTGACTCTCCTTATTTTGATGACATTTACTACGTTGGAGAAGTTAAGACTATACCAGTTAACGAACTAGCTAAGCAGTTTCCTCATTTAACACAAAGCGATTTAGAAGATGCTGTTAAAAATGGATCTACTAACAATGGCAATTCTAGAGAGTCAGACAACAATACAATCCAAATACTTTATTTTAACTTCAAGAGTTACATGAATGAGGTTTATAAAATGAAAGAAACTGGATCAGGTGCCGACAAAGCTATAGAAAGAGAAGACACATTTGATCCACCAGTAGATAAAGAAGGAGGTTACGAGAAGTTACATAGAGCAATAGAATGCCTTTACGAAGGAGCTATGATACTTGGTACTGACAAGTTACTTAAGTGGGAAATGGCTAAAAACATGATGCGTCCTAAAAGTGATTTTACAAAAGTTAAAATGAACTACTCTATAGTAGCGCCTAGAATGTATAAGGGACAAATCGATTCTTTAGTAAAACGTATAACTGGTTTTGCTGACATGATACAGTTAACACACTTAAAGTTACAGCAGATAATGTCTAGAATGGTTCCTGATGGAGTTTATTTAGATGCAGATGGTTTAGCTGAGGTTGATTTAGGTAATGGAACTAACTACAGTCCTCAAGAAGCTTTAAATATGTTCTTCCAAACTGGATCTGTTATCGGAAGAAGCTTTACAAGTGAAGGTGATATGAATCCTGGTAAAGTACCTATTCAAGAAATAACATCTGGATCTGGAGGTAACAAAATGCAAGCACTTATAGGTAATTACAATTACTACCTACAAATGATTAGAGATGTAACTGGTTTAAACGAAGCTAGAGACGGTTCTACTCCAGATGCTAAAGCTTTAGTTGGTGTTCAGAAAATGGCAGCAGCAAATTCAAATACAGCTACAAGACATATATTAAACGCTGGTTTGTTTTTAACGTCTAGTGTTGCTGAGTGTTTGTCACTTAGAATATCTGACATTATAGAGTACTCTCCAACTAAAGATGCTTTTATACAAGCTATAGGAGTACACAACGTAGCTACGTTAGAAGAAATGTCTGAACTACACTTATATGACTTTGGTATATTTATAGAGCTAATGCCAGACGAAGAAGAGAAAGCTATGCTTGAAAATAACATCCAAATGTCGCTACAACAACAAGGCATTAACTTAGAAGACGCTATTGACGTTAGACAGATAAATAATGTTAAGTTAGCAAATCAAGTATTAAAGTTACGTAGAAAACAAAAAACAGAGCAAGACCAAGCGGCTCAACAACAAAATATGCAGATGCAAGCGCAGACTAATATGCAGACGCAACAAGCAGCGGCTCAAATGGAAGTTCAAAAACAACAAGCTTTATCACAAGCTAACGCTCAGTTAGAACAGTTAAAAGCGCAACTTGAGTTACAAAAGATGCAGCAAGAAGTACAAGCAAAACAACAGCTTATGGCTTTAGAGTTTCAGTACAACATGCAGTTAAAAGGTATGGAAGTAGAGAACGTTAAAGGAAAAGAAAAACAAAAAGAAGATCGTAAAGACGAAAGGACTAGAATACAAGCTAGTCAACAGTCCGAATTAATAGAACAAAGAAAAGGCAACCAACCAGCTAAAAAGTTTGAATCATCAGGTAATGATATACTAGGTGGTAGAGGTGCTGCTGATATGTCTATGTTTGGACCGCAGTAAAATTATTAATTATTATTATATTATATTATGGAAGAAAACAAAGAAGATGTAGTTGAAGAAACTACACAAGATCAAACTGTAGAAACAGTTGATGAAAGTAAATTTGAATCTGCTGGTGACGATAGCATTATCAAAGTAGATTTAAGCAAACCACCTACAGAAGAAAAAGCTACAGAAGAAGTTGTTGCGCAAGAAACACCTGTAGAAGAAGTGGTTGAAGAAGTAGTTGAAGAAAAACAACTAGATGCAGAAATTGAAACTTCAGTTGTTGAAGAGATAACTGATGAAGTAGAAGAGCTTACGGAGCAAGTTGAAGAAGCGGTTGCAGAAGCTGAGGCTACGGGAAAACCAATTCCAGAAAACATACAAAAGTTAATGGAGTTTATGGAGGAAACTGGAGGTGATTTACAGGATTACGTCAAATTAAATCAAGATTACTCCGAACTAGATAACCACACTTTATTAAAAGAATACTACAAGCAAACAAAACCTCATTTAGAAAACGAAGAAATAGACTTTATGATGGAAGACTATTTTTCTTACGACGAGGAAATAGATGATGATGTAGACATTAGAAGAAAAAAAATAGCCATGAAGGAGCAAGTTGCTCAGGCAAGGCAACACCTGGACGGTGCAAAGTCCAAATATTACGAAGATATCAAATATGGTTCTAAGCTCACGGGTGAGCAACAGAAAGCAGTTGATTTTTTCAACAGATACACAACGGAATCAAAAGAGCAGGAAAAAGTAGCAGACAAGCAACATAAGACGTTTTTAAATAAAACTGACAAACTTTTCAATAAAGAATTCAAAGGTTTTGAATATAAAGTTGGCGAAAAGAAATTTAGGTTTAACGTTAAAGACTCTGACACCGTAAAGAATACTCAAAGCGACATTAACAATTTTGTCAAGAAGTTCTTGAACAAAAACAATGAAATGGAAGATGCTAAGGGTTATCACAAATCGATGTATACTGCTATGAATCCTGATAAAATTGCTAGTCACTTTTACGAACAAGGTAAAGCTGACGCTTTAAAAAATAGCGTAGCTAAATCTAAAAACATTAGTATGAATCCACGCCAACAACACGATGGTGTTATTGATGCTGGTGGAATTAAAGTAAGGGTACTTGGTAATAACTCTAATGATTTCAAATTCAAAATTAAAAATAAATAACAATTTAAAATTACAAAATTATGGCAATTACTGCAAGAACGTCGTTTCAAGCTGCTCCAATACAGCAAATAACGTCGGATAATTATTTAGACATCCAAAATAATGGATGGGCACAGCAATACCTTCCAGACTTGATGGAGAAGGAGGCTGAAGTTTACGGAAAACGTACAATTTCAGGATTCTTAGGACAAGTAGGGGCGGAAGAAGCTATGTCAGCTGATCAAGTTGTTTGGTCAGAACAAGGTAGATTACATTTATCTTATCAAGCGGACTGTTTAGACGCTTCAGCTAGTACAATTAACATTACTAAAGATATCGATGGTGTAGCTCAAACTACAACTCATGGTATTAGAGTTGGTGATCAAGTATTAATTTCAGGTGGTGGACAAACTGTTACTGCTTTAGTAACTGTAGCTGCAGCTGGAAATCAAACTATCACAGCTTTACCTTATGGTGGAGCTCATTTAAGTGACATGGGTTTTGCAGATGCTGACAATGATCTTAGAGTTTTAGTATTTGGTTCTGAAAATTCAAAAGGAACTGATTACTCTGGTGCTAGATCTGTTAAACCAGCATTTACTACTTTCACTAACAAGCCAATTATTCTTAAAGATCAGTACGAAGTTTCAGGTTCTGACGCTTCTCAAGTTGGTTGGGTTGAAGTTACAGGTGAAGATGGTCAAAACGGGTACTTATGGTACATGAAGGCTGAAGGTGAAACTAGATCAAGATTTGGAGATTACTTAGAAATGAGTATGATTGAGTCTGAAAAAGCTGCTGATGCTTCTACTATTTTAGGTGGTGCAAACGGACTAGTTGGTACTGAAGGTTTGTTTGCTGCTATAAAAGCAAGAGGTCACCAATCTTCTGGTGTTACTGGTGTTAACGCTGCAACTGATTTAGCTGAGTTTGATGCTATTTTAGCTGAGTTTGACAAGAACGGTGCTATTGAAGAAAACATGATGTTTTTAAATAGAGCAACTGCTCTAGCAATGGATGACATGTTAGCTTCTATGAATTCTTACGGGGCTGGTGGTACTTCTTACGGAGTATTTGACAATTCTGAAGATATGGCATTGAACTTA